TGATCGACGACTACCGGAAATACGATTGGGCAGCCGACAAGGCTCGCGCTGAGGAGGCCACCCCATGACCCGCCTCCCCGTGTTCCTGTCCCTCGCCTTCGTCGGAATCCTCGCCGTGGCGTGGATCTACGAGCAGCGGCTGGCGGTGCTGTGATGGGCGAGTTCACCAAGATCGAATGGGCGGATCACACGTTCAACCCGTGGATCGGCTGCACGAAGGTCAGCCCTGCGTGCGACGGCTGCTACGCCGAGGCGATGATGGATCATCGCTATGGCCGCGTCGAGTGGGGCGCGGGCAATGACCGGGTCCGCACGAGCCCAGCCAATTGGCGGAAACCGCTCGCGTGGAACAAGGCGGCGGCGACCAGCGGCGAACCGACGTTCGTGTTCTGCGCGTCGCTCGCCGACGTGTTCGACAACGAGGTCGACGAACTGTGGCGGTACCAACTGATGCGGCTGGTCGCGGAGACCACGCATTTGACGTGGCTTCTCCTGACCAAGCGCATTGGCAACGTCCTCAAGATGACCGACCCGGAGCGCGGCTGCCACATGCTCCCCGCCAACGCGGCGATCGGCGCAACGCTCCCGAACCAAGAGGAATACGACCGCGACCGCATGAAGCTGGCGGAGGTTCGCGAGCGTCTTGAGCCGGCGTTCACCTTCGCCAGCATGGAGCCGCTTCTCGGCCCTGTGATCCTCGACAAGAACGCACCGGACTGGATCATCGTCGGCGGAGAAACCGACCAGGGCGCGCACAAGGCGCGCGATGCCGACCCGGCATGGTTCCGCAGCCTTCGCGACCAGTCCACCGTTCTCGGCCGCACGTTCTTCATGAAGCAGATGACGCGCAAGGCGCCGATCCCCGCTGATCTGCTGGTTCGCCAGCGGCCCGCCCTCAAGAAGGCCAAGGGGGAAGCGTGATGGCCCGCCTCCCCCGCCGTAAGGTCCCGACAGCCATCGCCCTCAAGGTCGCCCTGCGGCAACTCAATCTCAAGGCGCCCCAGCTCGACCACGACCCGGCACTGGGCCTGCGCGATCGCAGCCCGGACGGCGGCTACATCCCGCACGAGCATGACCCGGACTACCTGGTCTGGCGGGATGCCGAGGAACACGCCGTCAAGACGCGGGGCAACGGAGCCACCACGGCAGGCAGCGACGTGCATCGCATCGCGAAGGTGAAGCGGCTGTCGAAGGCCGAGGAAGAGTTCCGCTGGCGGCTCACGAGCTACGACCATCGGACAACGACCGCCAAGCCCAAGCGCAAGATCAAGTCCCGGGGCTTCGGCCCGTCCCGCAAGTTCAACGAACGGAGAGCCTGACATGAACGCCGACGACTACGGCTACTGGCTGGCGAAGCTGGCCGGCCGCGACCCGGACCCGCCCGCCGACAGGACGCAGATGCCGTGCGGGTTCTGGCGGATGCGGTCGGGCCAGCCGCTGGCCGTGTGGATGGACGACGGCCGGCGTGTCGCGCTCCGCGGCTGGGGCGAGGGCGAGACGCTTTCGACGGGCCACATGGAAGCCATCGCCGAGGCCGGCGGGTTCGGCACCGCTGTCACCGAAGAATTCTACCGCGACGCAATCGCCAACGGCTACTGGCCCGACAGCGAGGGGCCGGCGCGGGACCTCATGGATGCGCTGCGGCAGCATGGCGAGGCGCTTGACCGCTCCGCCGACCAGATCGCCGAGAAGCTGGCGCTCTATCCCGACTACCGCCTGACCAAGAAGCTGGCCGGCGAGATCATCAAGGCCATCGCCGCCGCGGGCGGCGCCATCAACACCTACCAGGAGAAGACCCATGACGAACGTCGCGACCATCCCGCCGCCGCGTGACCGGCAGAACCAGATGATGGCCGGCGGCGCCGTGCGCGCCATCGTCCCGCAGAGCATGGAGGAGGCCTATCGGCTCGCCACCGCAATCTGCAAGGCCGGCATGGCGCCCAAGGGCCTCGACACGCCCGAGAAGGCGATGATCGCCATCATGCACGGCCTCGAAATCGGCATGACGCCGATGGCCGCCCTGCAGCGGATCGCCGTCGTCAACGGTCGCCCGACGATCTGGGGCGACGCCGCGATCGGCCTGGTGCGCGGTTCCGGCCTCTGCGAGTACGTCCGCGAGACGATGGCCGGCGAGGGCGACCAGCGTGTGGCCAAGTGCGAAGCGAAGCGGAAGGGCGAGCCCGAGGCCGTCACCCGCACCTTCTCCGTCGCCGACGCCCGCAAGGCCGGGCTATGGGGCAAGTCGGGGCCGTGGTCGCAGTTCCCCGATCGTATGCTGCAGCTCCGCGCCCGCGCCTTTGCCCTCCGTGACGGCTTCGCCGACGTGCTCGGCGGCATGTACCTCCGCGAGGAACTGGACGATCAGGCGCCCGTCCGCGATGCCGCCGCCTCGGCGCCGGTCATCGAGCAGCGCCTGACCCCTCCGCCTGCCCCGAAGCAGATCGCCGCGGCGCCGGTCGAGACACACGACCCGGAGACGGGCGAGGTCGCCACGGTCCTGTCTGCCGACGACAGCGCCCTGATCAAGAAGGGCCTGCTCATGAAGCTGGGCAAGTGCCATTCGAGCGCGGCGATCGACACCTGGAACGAGATGTCCCTGTCGACCCTGCCGACGTTGCAGCCGGGGGACCGCGAGGACGTGCTTCGCGAGCGCAATGCCCGGGCGGCCGAGGTTTACGACCGCGAGACCGCCGAGCCCACCGACGAAGCCAGCTTCACCGAACTCGGGGAGTAGCGACATGGCCAAGCGCAAGGAAAAGCCGGTCATCATGTTCCGCAAGGCGCCGAACGGGCACTGCTCTCCGGAAACATCGTTCGACGCCGAGGAGTGGGACGCCCTGCCGGTCGGGACCACCGTGAGCGTGTCCCCGGCTTCCGTGCGCGGCCATGACCAGTTGGCGTTCTACTGGACGGTCCTTCGGCATGTGGTCGATGCCACCGGCCGCTGGCCGTCCAAGGAGAAGTTGCACGAGATGGTGAAGCTCGACCTCGGCTACGTCGAGATGGCGTTCACGCTGGCCGGCGAGCCCCGCGTGACGGTCGACAGCATCGCCCTCGACAAGATGACCGACAACGAGCGTGAGACGTTCACGAAGCAGGCATTCGAGCGGATCGGAGAGGCCATCGGCTGCGACCCGATCGAGTTTCTGCCGAAGCGCCGGGAGGCCGCATGACCCCTACCGCATATCCCCTCGCATGGGGAGGAAGGTGATGATCGGGCACCGAGTGCTGATCTTGACCAATGACGGCTTCCCGGCCGCCAGCCTCTACGACGGCGTCCTTCACAAGCTGGACGCGGCGGGGGCGATCATCTGGCGCTTCGGGCAGATGCCGGAGCAGGAGGGCAACCTGTTCATCCCCATGAACCGCATCAAGGAAATTCACGACAAAGGACGCCCCGCATGACTAACCCCGCAGACCGTGACCCGGTGCTGATGGCCGTGGCGGATGGGCTGATGGACACCTGCATCCCCTTCTTCGGGGATTGGCGGCTGTACCCGAAGGCCCGCGCTCTACGCGACGCCATCTACGCCGCTCTCCTCTCGGAACGCCACCGGGCCGAGGAGGCTATGAGGGAGCGGGCGGCGGCAGAGGCAAAGACACTGGCGGAGAGGCTGCGGCAAATCAGTGGCGACCGTGTTGCATTTGTAAGCGAGTTCAAGAACGCGCTCATTTGGGCCGCCGACTTCCTCGACCGCCTCTCCGCCCCTGTCGAGGGGGTGGGGCTGACGCGGTACGGGTGGGTTCGCGACGACGAGGCTGATGGCGGCCGGGATGTACGCCCCACGCCAGACGGCCAGTGGGTCCGCTTCGAGGACGCCGCCGCCGCCCTCGCTGCCAAGGAGGCGGAGATCGCCAAATGGCGCGACACCGCCTTCACAGCCAAATCATGGAAGGACCGGTGTAAGGCTGTCGAAGCCGAGCGGGACGCCCTCAAGGCTCGGGTTGCGCACCTTGAAACGTGCCTTGAAGCCAGTGACGAGGTCCGCGCCGCCCTCTCCCCGGCACAGGGACAGGAGTGATGGCGAAGCGGGCAAATGGCGTTCTTCGGCGGGAGGTACTCGATCTCCACAAGAAAGGGTGGACGACGGACGAGATTGCTGGGGAGTTAGACGTCTCGTATGCCAACGTCGCCAGCACACTGTTCCGTCTCCGGCGCGAGGGGCACCCAGTTGATAAGATGTCTCGATCATGGATCGCTTTGTCCGTGGACGAGCGCGAGCAGTTGAATCAATACGCGGCCAGCTACGATATCCCGCCAAGCAAACTGGCGCGCGCAATCATAACCCACGCTCTTGATGAAGGGCTGGTCGCAGTGATCCTTGGCTGCGATCCCGCCAAGCTATCCACGACGACACCCCCGGAGGCACCATGAGCATCGATGACGCACGCATCGATCCTGCCCAAGTCGCTGTTGGCGAGTGGATGCGGACGCTGGGAGCGGGACCGATCGTCGCCTCTTCCATCGCCATCGGTATCGCCGCGCTGGCCCGCGAGATCGCCCGCGACGAGATCGCCAAGCTCTCCCCCGCTCCTGTGGGGGCAGTCCTTGCGCCGTGTTCGGACAAGTGCATGGCCGGCATCGAATGCGACAATGCCTGTCGCAAGGCCCCCACCCCACCCGCAGCGACCTCGGATGGAGGGGAGGCATTGACGTTCGGCTACACGAATTGGCGAGGCGAGTATTCCATTCGCCGGGCACGGCCGATCCGGGTCTACTTCGGCAACAGCGACTGGCACGAAGGCTTCCAGTGGTTCCTCCGTGCCTTCGACCTCGACAAGAACGGTGAGCGCGACTTCGCTCTGTGCGCCATCGTGCCGGAGCCCTCGGCGAAGCGCATCGCCGACCTGGAACAGCGCCTCGCCGAGACGGAACTCACCCTTGAGACAGTGACCCTGTCCGCGCGGCAGCAAGAAGCGTCGCCAGACCTCAGGCAGTTTTCAACGCAACTGGCGGAAGCCGAGCGCCAGCGCGACGAGGCCACCGCCCTGGTGGAGAGATTGCGGGGCGGGCTGGAGATTGCGCTTCAGCGTTCATCATGGGCCGGTTGCTTAACCGAAATCCACGCGCTGTCCGCCCTCCTCTCCGAGCCACAGGCCAGTGAGGGACGGGATGGTTGAGCGGGCATTGACGCCGGCCATGGTCGCCGAGAAGTGGGGCTGTTCGGCTTCGAGCGGCTGATCAAGAAGTCCCCGCCGCGTACTGCATCGCCCTCGCGATGACCTTCGCGACCTCCTCGCCCTCGGCTTCCGTCAGCACGCCGGCATGGCGGGCATCGGCCTCCGATTCGCGGGTGTAGACGTAGGCGAGCGGTCGGCCCGACCCGTCCACGACCTTGAGCCCGCCCTGGGTGCGGAGGATGCGGATTGGGGGCGACGGGGTGAAGGCCATGGGGCGGGATGTAGGCTCACGCCGCCAGCACGGCAATGCCAGCGGCCACCACGAGCAGAGCGCCAATGAACAGGAGCGCTAGGTCGCCCCTGTCCATGTCAGGCGCCTTCGCTCGGCGCCTCAGCCGGGGCCGGCGCGATGATGGCGAAGGTGGACTTCACGCCGACCGTGACCATGGCGTCGATGACCGGGCCGAACGGAAGGCTGCCGGAGCCGACGAGACACCCGCCCTCGTCGAAGCCGGCGATGAACGCCTTGTCCGATTCGGACTGGCTGACCATGACGCCGAGGACGTGCGGGCCTTCCTTGCCGGGGAAGAGAGCGTTCCAGGTGGCAGCGGTTTCCTCTGCCGTGAGAAGGACCGCGGCGATGCGATCGTTGCGGTCACGGGAGAACTCGGCAGCGGTGCGAACGCCGTCCTCCCACGTCATGCAGGACTGGGCGGCGGATGCGGGGGCGGCGAGCAGAAGGCAAGCGGCGACGGCCGCAAGAATGATGCGGGGCATGGATTCCCTTTCGGTTGGGTTGGTGGTAGGAGGAAGGGCGCGCCAGTCGGACGAGGCGAATGCCCGTGAGGCGGTACAGGGTGTGGTAGATTTCTGCCTCGGCAGACTTCAATGACCACGCTGCTCCCGCCAAGCCGGGGTGGGAAGCGAGCGGACTAGGCGCGCAACAGGTTCCCGCTCTGCTTCGGCATCGGGCTTTGAGACTGGCGAGCGCGAATGCGCGACGATTAGCTACAGTGCCGGCAACCGCACCCGACGCATGGGTCCCAGCGCCTAAGCCTAATATCGGGGAATGCCGGCCTCGCCAGCACTCAATGCCCGGCGATGACCCGGACCAGCCACAGCTTCAGTTCCGTGATCCAGAGGCCGGCGAGCCAGCCGACCACACCACCCACGAACACGATGACGGCGAGTCCGCCGATCGCCTTTGCCCGGATGTTGGCAAGCCCGTCGACCGTCGGCTCGATCTTCTCGACGATCTGTTCCAGGCGGGCAGTGCGGTCGGCGATGCCGTCGACCTTCTCGGCGAGTTTCTCCCGGTCGGACTTGGCCTCGGATATCTTGTCGGTCAGGCCCTCGATGCCTTCGGTGAGCCGGCCGAGCTGGAGGTAGACATCGTTGAGGGTCGGCTCGGCCATCGGGTCAGGCCTTCCGGGAGAACAGCGGCTTGAGGCCGGGCGTGAACCGACGATAGAGCGTGTACAGAATGCCGACGATCGTTACGATCGAGCCGCCGACCTCGACAACGCGCTCAGTCGATACATCGAAGCCGAAGAGGCCGGCGACCATCGGCACCAGTACGCCCAAGGCGGTGACGCCCGCGCCCCACGCGATACCGCTCTGATAGAACGGCTCACTGTTCGAGGCGTTCACGAACTGCGGGTCCTGCCCCAGCGCTTCGATGACTGCGCTTGCCACCGGGGCAGCGTCCGCCTTGTTGACCTCGGGGATGTAGGGGCTGTCCGCGACCTTGGTCACCGCCTTGGCGACGGCGGCCTTGACGACAGGACCGAGCGCGACCTTGGCGACGGCCCCGGCGAGGATGACGGGGATGGGCATTGCGGTGTCCTTTCGGTGAGGGGGTTCTTTGCGTTTTCTGCAAAGAACTCAGGCGGAGCGGCCCGAGAGCCAGAGGAAGAACCGGGCGAGCCAGCCGGGGGCGGCAACCTGTGCATTTTCTGCACGAGTTGGACCGGGGTCGGCCGGCGCTGACCCGGGTTGAGCGCCGGGCAATGGCGGCGGCGTGACAGGCTTCGTGGCGGGCACGGGCGCAACCGGATACGGCGGCCGGGCGTCCTGCTTGATCTTCCACGCTGCCAGCGCCTGATTGGCGTAGCGCATCCGGCTCGGCATGTTGATGACGCCAGCTCGCTCGAAACTGCGCTCGAAGGCCGCCACCTTGCCCTCAAGGCCGGTCGCCTTCTTGATCGCCGGGATGGCCGCCTTCTCCGTCCCCTTCAGTTCGGTGAAGAGGAAGCCGTAGTTGGCCTCGTCCGACATGGGGTCGAGCTTGTTGCGCTTGCAGTACGCCTCGAAGGCGACGCGGCGTCCCGCAGTCCACTGGCACCAGCCGAAGCCGCCGCGCGAGCCCTTCACGGTCGGCTTCTGTTCCTGGAACTTGGCGAACCCCGCGCATTCATGGCCGATGTTGCCGAGGATGGCGGCGGCCTCTTCCACCGTGAGATTGAAATCCGCGCGCAGCAGATTCATCACCCACGGAGCCTTGTCCGTGAAAAGCGTCATGTCAGTCTCCGATGTGGAAGGATCAGGGGAGGCGTGCTAGGATGCGCCGATGCACATCCCGCTCAGGCTTCGGGTCGCGATGATCGCGGCGTTTTTCGCCATCCTCGGCGCGTGGTCGTTCCTGTGGTCGTCGTTCATCCACGCCCTGCCGATGTGGGGCGTCTATGTGGTGGATGCCCTACTCGCCACGGCCATCGCCTCCTATTACGGCAAGCAATGGCTCGACCGTCGCAGGTCAGCGGTAGGCAGGGCTATCGTTGGGGAACATCACTTCGATCCCCGGACGCGGGATGCCCGCCTGACCAGCCGCGCCGATTAGGCGGGTGGCATAGTCGCCGGCAGTCTTTGCCGCCTTCGCGTCGATGGGAACTGCGCCACCACCGCGGACGATCGTGTCGGCCTTGCTGGCAGCGTTTCGGATCGAGCGTTCGGCGAGCTTCTTGGCGCCGTAGGACACGGCGGGGACGACTGCAGCGCCCGCCGGGCCGCCGGCGGCAAAGCCCGCTCCGGTGCCGATGGTGCCCCGTACAACGCCGCTCGGCGTGGCACCTGGAGCGAACGAACCGACCGCCCGCATGAGCCAGCCCATGGGGCCGCCCTTGGCAACGTTGCGGATTGCGTCTTTCTCGCCCGCCGTGAACTGGCGCATGCGTTCCTTGTTGTTGGCGAGCGTGCGGAACTTGCTCCTCAACGCGCCCTCGAAATTGTCCGAAAGCTGCGCCTGTTCGACCAGATCGGCCAGCACGTCGCCCTTGGACTTGCGCGTCCACAGGCCCCGCGCTTCCTGCACGATCTGGATTGCCTCGCGACCGGGGACGCCGCCCGGCCCAGCCGAGAGCATGTCCTTTGGCTGGAGGCCGGTCATCCAGTTATCGAACTGGTCGAGGATGCGGTTGGCCATCTGCCGGTCAGCCTTGCTGTCCGGGCCGGACGCCGAGGAGATCGCCTGCCGGATGACGCGGCGCATGTTCTCGACCTCGCCGAGAGACAGGACCGTGTGGGCGCCGTTCGTCGGTTGCATCGCCGCAGTCACCCGCTCCTCAAGCACCTGGACGACGCGGGCCGACCTCGGGTGCAGTACCGGGTCAAAGCCCATGTTGGCAAGGCGCTGGGGGAGGACCGAAGTAAGGCGCTGAACCGCACGGGGCTGGATGGCGATGCCGGCGTTATCGGCGCGCTGGTAGAGTGCCTTGGCGGCATCGTCCAACTGCTCGACGGTCGGGACCGCCGCCTGCCCTGCCCGCTTGCCCACGGCCCTGCCGATGCCAGCGCCGACGGCTGGGACTGCGGCACCGATGCCGCCGCCCACGGCAGCACCGACGGCCGCACTCTCCGCCCGGTTCGCGACACCACCTTCGCCCTCACCGTAGCCGGAGACCGCCCCATAGCCGGCACCCGCCGCGGCACCGCGCGCCATCTTGCCGGCGAGGGACGTGCCGCGCACCGCGGCAGTGCCGGGGATCATCGCGGACGGGAGAGCGCCGGCAAAGCCGATCGCTGCGGACTCCACGGGATGACGGTCGCGGTAGCCCTTCCGCGTCTCGCGGATGGCGTTGACCTTCTGCTCATAGCCCGCGTCGAAACTGCCGCCTTGTGCCCATTCGAGCCCGCCCGCCAGCGCGCCGGAAAGCTCGTCACCGAAGCCGAGGTTGAGGCTGTTGGTGAACTCCCAGAACCGGCCGGCGTTGTCCGCCTCGCCGTTGATCTGCTGGTCCGCGGCATCCATCATCGCCGGGCGCGCTGCTTCCATCTTCGGACGGAATGCGTCCATGTTCTGGGGAGCGCCCTGATTGAACGCGGCGTCGAACTGGCCTGCCGTGTCGACGTTCTGGAACGCGGGGTCTTGCGATTGCTGCGGAGCCTGGGGGGCCTGCGGCTGTTGCTGCCCGCCCTGCGTAGCGAACAACTCGTCCACTGCCGCAGCGGCTTCGGCATCGCTCGCGGCCTCGAACTGGTAGTCGCCGCCGTCCGGACCCTTGACCTTGTATTGCGCCATCTGGGACTACCTCGCCGCATAGAAGCGAATGCCGTTGCTGGCGACCCACGGAGGGCCGCCGGGCACGGCGATGGGACGGAACACGCCGTCGGCCATGTCCATTTGAGCCGCATTGCGCGGGTCCATGGGCTGCTGGCCGGTCGGCAGCGGAAGGCGAGCGTTCTGCTGCAACGCGCGTTCTTGCGCCGTCACGGGGCGGATGAGGCCGGTGTTGTCCATGCCGGGCTCAAGGGCCGCCTGGGGCTGACCGCCGGCTGCATTGGAGCGGTACGCTTCCTCAAACCGCCGGGTGGCTTCGTCGAGGACCGGGCCGGGTTGGACGCCGGATTGGAGCGCGCGGGAGCGAAAGTTGGACACGGCGCGGCCGATGTCCGCTGCCCCGCTGTCGGGACGGGCGATACCCGCTCGCTGGCGCAAGTCCTGCTCATAGCGCTGCACCGCCGCCTCAAGGTCCGGACCTTCGGGAAGGCCATTAGCGATGTTGCGCTGCCGATAGTCGGCCACCGACGCCTGCACGTCGGCCTCGGTGTTCATGCCGCCCTGACGGCGGGGCTGGGACTGTGGCGCCGGCTGGTTGACGTAGTTGCCGTTCGCGTCGACCTCGGTTGCCTGATCTGCCGCCGACCACTGCGGGGCCTGCGATTGCTGAGGACGCATCCGGGGGTTGGGTACGTTCGCCCCGCGTTCGGGCCGGGGTCGAGGCGACGGCATGGCGACCTCGCGGCGGGGCGGGGCGGCAGGGGCCTGAGCCTGCCCACCGGGCATGACGAGCCGCTGGCCCACGTCGATCTGGTCTGGGTTGCGGATGCCATTGGCGCGGGCGAGTTCCTGGACCGAGACGCCTGCCTGACGGGCGATCTTGGTCAGGTTGTCACCGCGCCGCACGACGTACTCCCCGCCAGTCGGGGCCGGGGCCTGCAACGTGTCGCGTTGCGGCCTGGTGCGGGGCGTGGGCGGCTGCGGGCGACGATCGGCCGACGGGTCAAGCACGGCGTCGAACGGCGCCTGTGCCTCTGGGGCCGGCGCGTAGGCCATCTGCGTGCGGTCGGGACGCATTCGGGGATTGGGAGGCATGTTGCCGCCGGCCATGGCGTCGTTCCCTGCCGAGGCGACCATGGGCTCGGGCGGGGTGTTGAAGTCGCCCGCGCCACCCTGATAGCCCGTCGCGGCCCACAGCGCCGCAAGTTCCGGGGCGGGCTCATAGCCGCGCCCGGTCGGGTCCGGGTAGTCGTTCGGCATCGGGCCACGGGCGCCCTGAGCGCCGAAGGCCGGCGACGTGCGGGGCGACATGCGCGGGTCGGGCGGGTTGAATACAGGCGAGCCGGCCTCGCGATAGGCGCGAAGGGCTGGCGTGGCTGCGGGGTTGGCCTCGCGGAACTGACGCCCCTTCTGATCGACGAGCTGATAGTGGTTGTATTCGGCCTTGTTGTAGGGGCCGTAGGGGTTCGTGATGCCGTTCTCCTCTGCGATCTGAGAGAAGCGCACCGCGTCCTCTGACCCCCTGCCGCCGATGCCCTGCACGTCGCTACCCATCCCGTAGCCGTGCATGCTGTTCCACTTGTCCTTGTAGCCGCCGGGGTCGAGCACCGGATCGCGGAAGGTGGAGTTGGGGCCGACGCCGATGCCCTCGCTGCGAGCCTGCCGAACGGCATTGGCAAGGCCGACCACGAAGTCGGGGCGCATCCGCCCGATCGCCTGATTGAAGCCCTGGCGATTCATCGAGGCGCTGTTCACGCCGACGCTCGCAAGGTACTGACGCGCCGAGGCCACCGGGTCAGGCGGGCGCGTCGGGGCCTCGGTGCGTGCCGGCCCCTTCTTGGCGGACGCCGAAAGCGCCTGGCTTGTCGTTTTGGGCTGGGCCGGGTTCGTCGCGTTCAGTCGGTCAGCATAGGTCGGCGCGCTGCTCGCGGCCGTGGTAGTCGTCGCCATGCCAGTGCTGGACGATCCGCCCGACAGGGGATTGTAGGACACGGCATTCAGTTGCGCCGCGTAGTTGCCCCCGCCATAGGCGGCGGAAGGCCCCATGGTGGGGTTCTGATCTTCGCTCGACCACGCCATGCTACGGGCTCACTTTCTGGAACGTGACGCCGCCGGGCGTGGTGAGGGGGATGCCCTGCGACTGTGCGGCGGGCTGGCCGCCGGTCGCCCGCTGCCGGGCGATTTCAAGCATCTGAGCGGCCTCGCGGCGGTAATCCATGAGCGCCTGAAGGTAGTCCGCATCGCTCATGGTCTGGGTGGTCAGGCGCGTCCACGCCTCCTTGGCCGCCTGTCCCTCTTGCTCGGTGATGGCGCCGGCACCGCGAAGCGCGTCATAGGCCTGGAGGAAGCTCTTGCCGATGACCTGGTTGATCTTCGCCTGGGTGGCCGCCATGCCGCCGGGATCAGTGGTGAACATCCACGTGGGGACGAGGCCGCCGACCGGGTCAGTGAGGTACGGCAGGTTCGGGTCGTTGATCACGTCGTCGATGCTGCCGAGCAGAACGCCGGTCTGGTACTCGATCATGGGAAGCGCGGCGGCGGCATTGCCGCCGGCCGTGCCTATCGCGCCCGCCCGCTTCTCTCCCGCCACGTCGATCGGCAATGGTTCGCCTGCAATCCCGCCGCCCCGGGAGTTGACCGGCACATAAGACGTGCCCGTGTCCTTGTAGGTGACAGGCGGCGCCCATTGAGTGCCTTCCGGCGGCGGCATGTCCTTGAACGAGCCCTGATTGCCGAGGACGCCGAAGCCCATCGAACCGTCGGGACGCTGATACCACTGAGCCGAGCCGTAGAAACTCTCGCCGCCAGCACCGGACGCCTTGTCGGCCTCGAACTTCTGCAATTCAAGCGCATAGTTGCGGTCGGCGTTCTTCTGAGCGAGCGCCTGTGCCGTGTTCATCCGGTCCTGTTCGGACTGCCACTGAGCGTCCCCGACCTTGTCGCGGCGGTTCTGGTAGAACGCATCGCCCACGCCGGAGAACATGCCGTACAGCTCGCCGGCATAGTTGCGCCCTCCGAGCGAGGGGATGTTGACGGGCGGGACATAGGCCATCAGCGGACCCTCGGGGCGTTGTTCATGAACTGCATCATCATGTCGATGATGCCGCGCTGCTCAGGGGTGACGGGCGCGTTGTCGGCAAGCTGAAGCTGATAGCCGGAGCCATTGCCGTCCGTCCCCTCGCCTACCCCCGGGAGGCTGCCGGCATACGGCCCTATGAGCGCTTGCGCAGAGCCGGGCCCGATGGTCTGGGAGGCGGTGTCGACTCCGGGGAGCGTGCGGAGACGGGAAGCGTAGTCCTGCATCAGGGGCTCCTAGAAACGTCCGCCGGTGGAGTAGGAAGGGGCGGCAGCGGATGCGGGGTCGGATGTGCCGCCGAGCATGGCCGCGCCTGCCCCGCCCGCCGTCAGGCCCGCTATGCCGTACTTCTTGAGGATGCTGATCGTGTCCTCGTCAAACACTACCAGGTTGGACGTTTGCGGGCGGTCGAGTTTGCTCTTCAAGTCCCCGATCTGCCGCTCAAGGTTGCGGATAGCCACGGGGTCCGGGGCCGGGCTACGGGTGACGAAGCCCAACTCCTCCTCAAGCGTCGTGAGTTCCCTGCGAGCCTCGGCAGGGTCGAACCGCGACCCTGCATCCTCATATCGGATGCCTTTGATCCCGGCGTCCCGTAGGGCCTGAGACGCGGCAGCCGGGTTGTCACCGAACTCGCCGAGCATGTCGCCGCCACTGCGGGAGTCGCGCTTGCCAATCTTGACGCCTAGTCCTTCAAGCGCCTGCCGCACCTTCGGGCTCTGGCGGTCGAGTGGTGCGCTGTAGTCAAGGAACTCGTCAGGGGAGGCATTGATGTCGACTTCGTACATGCGGCCTTGCGGCGTGCTGTCGATATACTTCTGGGCAAAATCCCGAACGTTCTGGTACTCTACAGGGTCATCCCTGAGCGGGCTCCACTCGGCATTTCGGTCAAAGAATGCATTGGCTAAAGCATCCGGCTCATGGACAGTTTGCCTCGCGATGCTCTCAAACTGGTCGAACTCTTTGGCCCCAAACCCGTGATTATTGACCGCTTCTGCGTACATCGGATTGTTGTCGTAACCCTTCATTTTCAGCGCGTCGCGATACCCTCGCGCCACCCCCTCATTCTCAGCGAAGTACAGCCCATGCCCGTAAGCCTGAGCCCCCTCCCCCGTCCCGATCTTGTCCATGCTGAAGCGGTCGAAGTCGTGCGGGCTGCCGTGATAGGCCCTGATGCCCATGCCCGTTGCGTTCCTCACCGCAGGGGCCGCAAGGCTGCCTGTCGTCGCCATCCCCGCGACGTTCTGTGCAAACGGCACCAGAACACTCGGGTCGATGTTCATGCCGCCGAACGAATGCACGTCCCGGCCTTCCGGGGACATGCTTCCGGGATACATGCCGATGGCCGCCGGGTTATCCCCGCCCCACGGCATGGCCTCGTTCGCCTGCATCGCGAGGTCGCCTATGCCGCCGATGATGCCGCTCGCAATCGCCACCGGGGGCGCATCGGGCAACGCCCGCGTCATCCGGTCCCAGTACGATTCCTCGTAGGACGGGAGCGGGTTTTCGGCGTTCACCAGTTCAGGGGGGTACATGGACGCGAATGTCAGGCGTTCGGCATACGTCGGGACGGGCGATGCGGCGGGTGCTGCCATCATCAACTCAGCCGCGTAATTCCGGTCGGCCACGACGCATCACCCCGCGCCGAGCAGTTTGGCGCCCGTGCTGATGCCGCCGGTCACGGCGCCGACGATGTTGGCCCCGGTGCCGTCCTTGCCGGCAAGGTAGTCCGCCTCGACGCCAGCCCGGCCAAGGCGCGTCGCATAGGCGAGGTCGGCCTTTCGCTCGCCAAGGCCCATCTTCACGTCGCCGAGGCCCGTCCGCACCGCCGCCTGTTGCGTGGCCGCGTTGGTCGCGATGCCGCCCATCTGGCCTGCCACGCCCGCGCCGAACTGCTGCTGGCCGTTCAGCCGGTCGAGCCAGCCCCCGTATTCCTGGTTGGCGACGCCCTGCGAGTAGTTGATCGTGTCGATGCTGTTGTTGCCCGAGGCGAGCATCCCGCGAGAGGCCGCGCGCCGGTCGAGCGCATCGAGGCCCTGATTGACTTGGAAGTCATATCCCGGAGAGACCTGAAAGGCGCCGACCGCACGGGCATTGCCGTCGGCCCCGTTGAGGCCAAGGGCGTCGGAATACATGCCCGCCGCTGGGGCGGCAGCGTCAGCGTAGGGCTGTAGATAGCCGGTCGCCGTATCCGCGCCCGTGGCGATGCTGTCCATCGCCTTGGCGTAGTCGGTCTTGAGGCCCTTGAAGCCCTTGTTGAGCTGCTTCGTGGCCTGCTTGAAGCCCTTCTTGTAGCCCTTGTCGACGGTGTTCGCCGCCTGCTTTTCGTTGCTGTCGGAGAAGAGATCGCCGAGTGCCATGGCCTTCAGTCCTTCTGCAATTTCCGTGCGGCGATGGTTTCCGCTTCGACCTTGCCGATGCGGGCTTCCAAGGCGGCAATCTTCGCGTCTCGGGGGTCTGGTTCGGGGGGCGGAGGGTTGGCCCGGCGCTCGTAGACTTCGGCGAAGGTCACGCCCTCGCGCACCCATGTCGGCGCCCCGACTGGCTCGCCATCGACGAACCGCCAGAATTGCCGCGACCCTTCGGGGTGCTCCCGGTATTCGTCGGGCGTCCCCTCGAAAGCGTTCATAGGATGCGGTATCCAAAGATGCCTGTGATCGCGATGGCGGTCGTGACCGGGGACGTGTAACGGAGGGAAGCGCGGTCGTTGGTGGCGTCGCCCTCGATGTCGACCGTCTGCCAAACGCCGGCTGTAGTACCGACGCCGGAGAGTTGACGGGAAGAGGTCAGGGCCGACGCGATCGGCAAGCTCAGGGCAAACACGGTGGTGGTCGCCGCTGCCAGGGTGGCATCCACGGCGGCATAGAACGAAACGAACACGCTGCTGCCGACCCGGATGTAATTCGCCTCGGCGGGAGTGACGCTGTCGACATTCGTGACGCCCGTCCCCGTCGGCGTGTAGTTGGCCCCGGCAAGCGTGAGGGTGGTCAGCATCGCCGCGATTTCAGCGGCCGACGGATCGACCGGGAACTTGCTGCGGTTGAGGTCCGTCAGGAACGAGTACCAGTCGCGCGCCATCGCTAGCGCCCCGGTGATCGGAACGCCTGCATTCGGGACGTTGACCATCAGGACTTCCGCGCCTCGACTTCCATCGAACCGGCGAGCAGTGCGACATAGACCGGGTCGTCGATCGTGAGCCGGAAACGACGCCCCTTCACGCCTGTCAGGCCCATGCGGTTGACGCGAACTTGCATCTTGCGCCGGCCGTTCTCGCCAAGGCTTCGCGACACCGGGTCGGACCAGCGGTGCCCGCCGTCATCCGACCACTGCACCGAGACTTGCGGTTCCGGCACGGCATCGGTCCCCACACCCATTCCGAAGTTGAAGTCGGCCCGCGGGATCTGAAGCCGCTGCGGGAAGGCCTCCATGGCAATGGATTCCGCGACGAAGGACATCGCCGTCCCAGCCTCGTCATAGGCGCTGGTGTCGATCTGGTAGAGGTTGCCCGACGTGCGGTCCCCGGCGATCCACTTGCCGAAGGCCTTCACGCTGTTGCCGGTCATGCGCCAGGCATCGAGGCCCGACGACTTGCGCTCGTGCCACTTGCCGCCTTCGCTGAGGTCGTAGACCCACGTCGCCTCGCCCGCCACGTCCACCACGACACAGGCATGGCCGTCGAGGTCGTAGACGAAGCACCGGATGGCGCTCTTGTTCGTGCAGGCCTCGATCGCCCGCTCCACGTCAGGGGTGGAAATGATCTGCGGGTTATAGCCGGAGAGGACACGGACGGAGTTGTCGTCAGCCACCCAGATCAGCCCGCCCTCGAAACCCTCCTCAAAGCCGCATACGGCGAGCGGGGCAATGAGGCCGCGCCAGATGACGGTGGTTCGGTTGAGGGGGAAGCCGGTGGCGTTCGGGTTGCCGTTCGATGCCCAGACCTCGATGTTGGATTCGAGGAAGACGTAGAGCTCCCCGTTACAGAACACGGTGCGGATGATCGGCCCCGGCCGCGCTTCCATGCGGACGCGGTCGAGGCTGGAGAAGGTGGCCGCGTTGGTGCCCGAGGCGTAGCAATAGCCGGTCGTGGTCCCGACGAAGAAATAGGACTCGCCGAAGCAGACCGACGTAGGCACTTCGCTGTTGACGCTGACCGGCGCGCTGATGGAGGCCGTGGTGAAGGTGACGAGCGCATTACCGGACACTACCAGCACCTGGTCAGGCGTCGCCTTGTTGTTCTTGGCGAAGGTCACGACGCCATCGCCAAGAGCAGAGACGGTGCCCTGCCAGACGGCGGCGGCGATGGATGCGATCGGAGAACTGGACGTGATGGATGCCGTGCCGGCGGCGGTCGAGAAGCCCGAGAAGGCGGTGTAGCGGTTGGCGGTGGCAGGCGAGGCGGCATCATCCTGAGCGACCCCGCTCGCCGTCCAGGTGATGGCGCTGTCGTGCTGGGCCATGAAGATGGCGATGGAGCCGGCAGAGACGGTAACGGAGGCCGCGCCGGGCGTGGTGGTCGGCGTGTCCGTATCCGTCGGCGTGTCGCTCGATACACCGCCGAGGCGCCAGACGGCGACATAGGCCTCGTTCATGGTGTTGGCGTAGGTGAGGACGATGCTGCCGGTGGTGCCGGTCGGCACGGTAGCGACCCACAGGGCGGCGCGGGTGGCGGATGCCGCCGCGGTAGCGCCTACACCGCCAATGGTGACGGCGGTTGGGAGGGCGAGTTGGACGCGCTTGATGGAAATATCGGCGACGGTCCCACTTTGGATATCGGCGGATGTTTTCGAGATATAGACGGTCGTCGAGGTGCCAGAAGCGACCCCCACAAAATCGAATGTCCCCGTAGCGTTTACGCTCAAAGACCCTGAGCCAAAGTTGACGTTCAGGCCGCCAGTCAGCGCCGAGACGACAAACCGAACACGGTAGGTAGCGCCCGCCACGGTGGTGATGACCTGGGAAAGCGTTTTGAGTATCTCGACGCCGAGACCGGTGATGGCGCTGACCGCCGCGCCACCGCCCCACGTCCACGATGATCCAGACGGTGCTATCGTCCAGCCCGTCAGGTTCGACGTGAACGCTCCGTTGGTCGTCAATTCAGACCCTTCGTATTCCATCGCGGCAACGCCGACGACGATGCGTCGTGAGGCGACGGCATCGCCAAAGGGCACGGATGTCAGGGTGTAGGAGTTGGTGTCCGTTGTGCTCGACTGTCGCCCGGTGAAGGACACGGCGCCATCGGGGAGCACGCCGACGACTGTCTCGGTCCCCGACTCGTTGAAATAGGAGAGCGAGCCGGGATAGGCCGCGTAAACGTAGGACGTGGCATCGAACCAGACGCCGCGCGGCGCCGTGGTGCTGGCCGCGTCGCTGTAGAGCGTCAGCCCCGGCGCGCGACGGATGACGTACTGCGCGGGGGCACCCGGTTGCAGCGCTTCCGAATAGGCGTTGATCAGCCGCCCGCTGCCCTCGACGGCATCCTTGCCGGGGGCCGAAGAGGCCGGGAAAAGAACTGGGGGCATCTTGCGGGGGTCTCACAGGCGGGCCACATTCTTCGCAACCAAGGGAGGAAGCAGGCCATGACGCGACCGTATGACTCGTTCGACGTGTTCGTCGGCACGAGGGACGACAACGCCCACATGGGCGAGGAATCGACGATGTACGGGTTCCGGGGAGACGATCAGTTGATCGCCACGTCCATGAGCCCTGTGACCGCGTTCGGCGGGCGCGGTGCCGACAAGCTGTACGGGCAGATCGGAGACGATTTCCTATACGGCGGCCGGGGGAACGATACCCTGTTCGGGAAGGGCGGCGAGGATCATCTGTACGGCGGCAAGGGGCACGACACGTTCGTCATCGAGGCCGGCGAGGAACACACGATCATGGACTTCAACCCGAGGAAGGACTTCATCATCGTCCTTCCCGACGCTTAGTAGAACGCCGCCCCAAACCCGATGCTGCCGACGCTGGCAACCGAACCCTGCACGACGCGGATGCCGGTGCCGGCGGGAACCACAAGCGCGCTCGTCAGGAACTCGATCCCCTCATAGTCGGCCGCGTTCGTCTCTTCGGTGAATATCTGGCGCTCGCAAACTACAGCGCCGGCCGTCGCACCGCCCGTGGGCGTCTTGCGGGCGTCGATGCCCGAGGGAAGCGCGAACGTCTGAAGTTTGGTGATGGTCGCGGCCGACAGGCTCGTGCCCTCCGACGTTGCCGCCGTCCCGCCCGTCCCTATGGCCGTGGTGCGGGTCAGGTAGAGTTGCACTGCCACGACACCGGAGACAGCCACGCTGCCGTCCTTGACTGCCGTGAGGCTCGACAGGGTGATCTCGCGGCTCGAGCCGTTCCAGACATCGAAGAAGACAGTCGAAGCGCCCACCGCCTGCGAGGGGACGAAGAGCGACCAGTAGCCCGTGCGGAGGTCGGTCATCAGAAGTAGTTTCCCTGGAGGGTCTCGTTGCGGCGCTTGGTGACGAGGGTCGAAACGTCAGTGTCGAGGTCCGTCACCCACTCCTCATAGGTCTCCTGTGTCGGCCCCACGCTCCACACAGTCCGCAATCGCTTCTCGCTCATCATCGGGTCGGCCTGTGGCAGCGCGGCAATGCCGAACTCCTGCTTGCAGGCGTCGGCCAGGAGGATCGCCACATCCATGAACGCCTTCGCCGGGATGGCGTCGGGATCGTCCAGTTGCGTCACGTTGCCTTCCTGGTCGACGTGATAGGTGATCTTCTCCGCATTCAGCCGGGCAAGCAGGGGGAGGACCAGGTCGTCAACGACGGCCCGGTCCTCTGCATCCGGGGTCTGGCCGGAGGGCACGACGCCAAGAACGCGCAAGGCGCGGTCTACGGTCTGCTCGCGGGAGAAGGTCGGGTAGGTCATGCCATGTCGTCTCCGGCCTCAGACGCCCGCTTGGCGGCCTTGGCGGCACGCGCCTTGGCCAGCGGGTCGAGTTTCACGACGGCCTCTGGCGGGGCCTCTGGGGTCGTTTGTGACCCCAGAGATTCCACACGGAAGAACCGATTGCCGCTTGCCTTCGCGACGATGTGGGGGTCGTCGCATTCGACGGGTAGGTTGAGGGCGAATGTGAATCGCCCCCACTCTACTTCGCCGACGTTGCCCGTGTCCGGGCCGCCGAGGAAGGTTATCAGGGCCATGGGCTACGCCAGATTGACGACGCTGTAGGCGATCGTGATCATCGCCACGCCGGCCGTCGCGTTGCTGTTCTGGGCGTTGTAGCGACAGGTGACGATGACCGGCTTCGTGTTGATGATGTTCGTGGTCGTCGCCAGCTCGTCGAGGGCGATGAAGCCGACCGCCGTGCCCGCCAGAAGCGTGCCGTAGGCGTCCGGGTCATCCGTCGCCGAGCCGCCCCGGAAGCCGATGTCGAACGTGTCGGTGCCGGAGTCGTTGAAGGCGGTCAGGATGTGGATGCCGCCGCCCCAGACCGACGCATAGGCCGGGAGGGAAAAGAGGTCCACGATGGTGTTCATGCCGGCGCCGCTGTTCCACTTGAACGCGATAGCCTTGCTGCCGCTGTTGCCGTAGGCGGGCAGCGAGCCGGACTTGATGAATTCACGGGGCATTGGAGTCTCCAATTGTTTCTTCGCCGGAATTGGCGAAGGGGCAGAGAATCCCGCCCGGCCACCAGCCGGACGGGTCAGTCATTCAGGGGATGTTGGGGACTACGTTCCGGTCGCGGCGAAGAAGCCGGTGACCATGCCGATCTGCTTCAGCGTGGTCGCAGTCTTGGGGTACTTCTTGAACGCCTTGGCCAGAACGTAGCACATTTCAATTCCGGCGCCCTCGACGAACTGGTAGTCGGTCGACTCGCGGAACGTCGGCTTGGGCATCTGGCCCACGCCGAACACGAGGGACGACTGCCCGCAGAGGAACACCGGGTTGACGCGGATGGAGCCCGCGCCGGCCGTCAGGAGCGACGTGGCCGTGTTGGTCACGTACTGGTCGATCTCCGGCACCTCGACGTGGATGACGCCGCGGTACAACTCGTCGCCGCCCTGGAACAGCGGGTTCTCGTCCATGCCGCCCTTCTCACGGGCGCGCGCATCCTTGTCGATGCCAGCCGCGTCGAGCGCAGCCTGGAAATCGGCGAAGGTGTTGCTGCCGTGGAAGGCGACGAAGAACTCCTTGTTGGTCCCCTCGACCTTGAAAGGCTTGATCGCGGGGTCGGCGTTCATGGCGAGACGCTTCATCAGCTTGGACGAACCGAGGCCGAAGAGGTCGTTGGTCGCATCGACGTTCGCCAGCGCGGTCGCGTGCGTGGCGCTGTAGTTGGCGGTCGCGTTGCCGTAGAGGACGCGGTCGCTATTGTCGGCGTTCCAGGTGTTGCGCTGGGTGGCGGTGGCCGCCTCGTAGCGGATACCGGCCACGCGGTCGCCGGCATCGCTGCCGAGGTTCGCCTGTGCCGATTCCGAGGGGAGCGAGAGCATCGCAACGATCGTCTCGTCGCGGCGCAGTTCGTCCGCCCAGCCGTTGAGGAGCGGCTTGGCTTCGCCGAAGGCGTCGGCGGACTGCTTCCGCTTCTCGCTCTTCTTCATCGCGATGGCGTGGCGAGCCCAATCGACGCGGACGCGCATCCCGTAGTCGTCGAGGGATTCCTCGTTGCCGGTCAGCGTGCCGGAGCCGACGCCGGTCCCGCGTGCCTTCGACAGCATCGGGATGTTCAGTTCCTCGCCACCGGCCTTCAGGTCATTGAAGACGCGGATGATGGAGGTCATGTCGGCGCCCTGGTACGGGCTGAACCGATTTTCGCGCCACCATTCGACGATGAAGTCGTCGCGGTACTTGACGAGCTTGTTGTTGCTCTGGGTTTCGGAGAGTGCCATGGGAGTGGCCCTTTCAGGTCACGCCCGCAGGCGCGCGGTCAGCGTCGCTTGCGGGTAAGATTCGAGAACATCTCCTGGTCCGAACTGCCGAGGTCGCCGAGTTGCTGGCGGCCTGCCCCACCGGGGGCGCGGTTCAAGGACGGGAGACTGGTGATGTTGTCTGAGGAACGTGCAGGGGAGCCGCCACGGGCTTCGGCCTCAAGCTCGGCCATGAACTCCTTGCGGAACTCAGGGTCTTTCTTGAGCTTGTCGCGAAGCCGGGCGTTGTAGCCGTCGATGTCCCCCCCGACCTCCGTCTGTGCCTGATGGCGCTTGTGCCACCGGACCAGTGCGGCGCCGGGATTGGATGCCTCGACGACACTCCGGAAGAGCTGCGGGTCAACGGACCCACCCACCCCGGCCGTCTGGATGAACGCGTTGACCATGGGGTCGAACACGTCCTTGCCCAGCGCTTCGGCCTGACTGTCGAAAGTCATGTTGACGAAGCGGTCGCGGACCATCTCCTCGACCGTCTTGACGCGCCCGCCGACCGTCTGCTCGACGTAATCGGCGTAGGCGTCCGGGTCGTTGTAGAGGTCGGGACGCTGCGGGGGCTGCTGCCTCTGCTGCTGCTGGAGCCATGCGGCGCGTTCGCGCTTCAGGGCCTCCAGTTCGCGGCGTTCGGTCTCTCGCTCGCGGCGTTCGGCATCCCTCTCCTCACGGATTTCCCTCAGGCGCCAGGCCGGGACGCGCCCGCCTTCGCCTTCGTCGGGGTCCGCCGTCTTCGGCGCTGCCTCGGCCTTTTCGGCTTCGGACTTGAAGCGCCCGCGCTCGTCGCGCGACTGGCTCGCCTCGCTCTCGGTTGCCGCCCGTGCATCGCTGGTCGGCTCGGAAGCCGGCTCGGAGGGGATGGAGGCGAGAGCTTCGGAGAGGCCATCGTTGACGGAATCGAGGTCCGCGTCCTGCATGAGAACGTTCCTTCACAAGTTTCGTTTGTGGGACGAGACGCGCATTTCGCTGCGCGTGGCGGAGCGCCTGTGTCGTCGGCGCGTACGAGGCAGTTCGGCTCGTGTCGTGAGCCCTACGGGGTAGGCTAGTCTGACTGGCCGCGAGCGGGAGACGGCACGATGCCGGCCACGCCACGGGGTTCGATGGGGTCGTACAGGGGTTCCGGCGTATCGGCCGCCTCAGCCATCCACCAAGTGATAGGATTGCCGGCCTTCGCCGCTTGCTCCCGCCAAGATCGGCTGGCGGAGAGGTAGTCCATTCGGGTCATCACGCGGCGGTGACCGAGGCGTTCGGGGAAACGGGCTCCCAGATGCAGTAGAGGTACAGGCCGCCGGTCGTCATGTTGTTGGTGGCGACCGTGACGATGATGTTGGAGGCCGTCAGAAACCCGGTGAGGTTCGCAGCGACCATGACCTCGGCCAGCACCGTCGGCGACGTGTCGATCCAGACCGTATTCGCGGCCGGGAAGTTGGTGCCGTTGATGGTGGTAGTGCCGAGGGCAACCGTGGTGGCGCCGGAGACACCGACGGCGAGCGTGCCGGTGGTGCTGGTCGAGGCGAGCGCCGCGTTGGAGATGCCGACGACCTTGGCGATCACGAGCCCGGAGACGACGAACGCCGTGACGGGCGAGAGTGCCGTGGTCAGGGCGGTGCCGATCGGGTCGAAGATCTTCTCCTCGACGCGCCGCATGGCCTGGGCGCGCTTGAACGGGACGAGCATGTCGTAGTTGGGGCCGTTTCGGAGAGCCTGGCTCTCCTGTTCGGCGAGGTTATAGGGCATGGCAGTTTCCTTTCAGCGTTGTCGGCGTCAACCCGCCGAAGGGTTTGGGGTGTCTGGGGGTTGCACGTCGGCGGCAGATAGAGCCGCCTTCAACTCGGCCACCGTCTCGGCGAACTGGCCGGGGAATGCGCTCTTGTTGATGAGTTCGAGCAGGATTGTGCGGTGTTCTTCCTTGTCGAGCGTCACGTCGCGATCATCCCAACCGTCCGCATGCGAGCAAGGAGAGCATTAAGGGCCGTCCGCGCCTCGGCATCGATGGTCGCCCCACCGGATGCATCGGCAACCGCAGCCGGCTGCACGACCGGCGTAGCGTTCCAGAACGACAGCTTTTGCGTGGTGCCCGTTCCGATCTTCGTCCCTGTGGTCGTGCCTAGTTGGAGGTCTTTCGCCTCCTGCATCTGCACGGTCTGGGACATGAAGATGTTGTTGGTGTCGGTCGAGCCGATCACCAACACGTCGGACGAATTGTAAGACAGCAGCGCGTCGTCGCTATCCCCCGCCGCGTTCTTGGCGCGAAGGATGACGACGTTGTTTGGCGCGTAGAGAACACCCCCGCTCAAGGTCGCGCCGGTCGCGTCGATTGCGATATTATGGGTGCCCCGGATGTCGTAGCTCTTGGTCGCGGTACTGTCGTCACGGATCGCGGCGGCGGAGATGCCGCCGGTCTTCCCGCCGGCTACTTGGCCAACAAATGCAATCCCTACCTCGAACTGAAACCCGAACGGGTTTGCGATCATTATCCCGGCAGCGCTATCGGCATCGCCGTTGGCGTTGAGCCATATGCCACCGCTGGAAAACCCCGTTGAACTGTAAGTCAGCGCAGCCCCCCCGTAGTTGGCTGTCTGAATCTCAACTCCGGTTAGCTTCCCTGTGCTCTCCTCGCGCCGACCTTGGAAGAATGCACCGATGCCAACGCCAGTCCCCGAACCAGTGATGTCCCCTATACCGTAGATGCCAACAGCGTCAGGGCGACGACCTGTGCCGCTCGTTGTCCCGCTGTGCTTGGCAATCCCCACAACGCCGACCGGCTGGCCGACCATCGCCGTGACACCAACCGCAGCGCCGAGGATGGCAGTAAGTTGCTCGCCATCATCACTCGCCCCGCCGTCGTCAGCGTGGCCCATGGTGCGGGTGACTTTGAGCCCGGCATTTAGTGATGTATCAGGCGTTGCGCTCGTGCCCAGGCGGAAATCTAGCACTTGCCCAGAGCTCGAATTAAACAACTGCTGGGCGTCGCCGGTCCCCGCAGTCGGGAGGGCCGATATGGACGCCATCCAGTCCGCAAGGGTGTAGCCCGTTGTCCCGCCCGTTGCCGTCACCCACGTCTCGCCGCCGCGCCCCCCGGAAAGCGGCTTGCCGCTCTCTTGGCCCAGCGACAGCACGCGGGATTCCCCTTGTGCTGATAGCCGCTGGCGGGATTCGATTTCGGCGAGCGTAGGCATTACCGGTAAGACAGCATCACGTTGACGTTGGCTAGCGTCGCGTCGAAGCCGACGTAGATGCCCGAGCCGAACGGCGTGTCGAGGATTACCGTGTGCCCGGGCGTCGTCGCGAAAACCCACTCCGAATAGAGGACGAAGCCGGCTTCGGTGGTGCCATCGTATACGGTCAGCAATCCCGCTGTGGGGGTCGCCGTCAGGGGCGAAATCGTGACCGTGTGCAAATAGCCGGCGCCGGTCTTGACCAAGCTATCAGCCGCAGCCCTGCCCCGGATGTAAGGGCCGATCTCAACAAACGACACGCCATTGGTCTGAGCCATTGCGGGTGCCCTTCCTTAAAGAGAACGTGTGTGAAGAGTGACCTGACGAGCCGCCGCCGTGGCCGTGAACGCCCCCACGGTGACGAGGTAGCCGAAGAGACTCCCGCCACTTGGGACCGTCACTTGCTTGTTGATTTCGTCTGTCTGCACCAGGAGCGTCGAGCCTAGGTCTGCAGGGGTGCCGAGGTCGATGCGGGCAACCAAAGCGGCTCGATCACCCGAGGGGATGTCAAACGCATCGTTGTCGGCAAGGGCGCTGGGCGGGGTGACGTTGTAGAGGTAGAGGAGATAGTTCGTCTCCCCCGATATGACTGCCGTATGTGCCACCAGGAGCGAAGCGGAGTTGATCATGACCTCTCCGCCGTTCGGGAACCCGATGCCGGTGAACTCTTGGGCTGTTGAGATCACATCATTGGCGGCGTAGGCCGCAGCCGCAGGCGTCCACGATGCCGTGGATACCCAAGCCGTCGTCATGTCCCCGCCCCGCGAGAGCTTACGGCTCCCGAGTTCGGCCAAAGTCGCCATGTCTGTCTCCTATCAACCGAACGGGGTAGAGCCGCCGAGGTCGGGCGGGCTGGGCTCAAGGCCGTTGCGCTGCCGGATAGCGGCTAGCTCGCTCATGGGGCCGCCACCGGCCTGCTTGGCCCCTGCAATGTCCATGGCAGCGCCGGCAACGTCCTTGAACGCCGAGGCCCGCGCCTGCATGGCCGTGGCATCGACGCCGGGCACTTCGGCCGTGATCTTGTCCGCCTCGGCGTTGACCTTGCGGGCCTTGCCCTCGGCTTCGACCGTCTTGATCTCCATGACCTTCTGGTCGAACTCGGAAGGCTTGTTGGCCTGCTCCATGCGCTCGAGAATCTTCTTCTTCTCGCTCGCCGGGAGGTTGCTCGCCATGATCAGCACGTCGGGCGGAACCTGTGCCCCGTTCTGGGCGAGCGCCTGAAGCGTCTCGAAGGTGTCCTGCATGACGTTGAGCGTGTCCGGCCCCTCGTCGAGGATGATATCCACGTCGAGGGCGTCGATGCCGCCGGGGATGACCCGCCCATCGGGCATGATGCTCACGAGGACGGGCTGCCCCATCTCGTCAACCTGCATCACGTTCATGCCCATGAATTTGGGCGCGCCCTCGTCATCCGTGACCCTGAGCCAGCGCTCGGCCCCCCAGTGCTTGCGCTGGTTGGTCGACACCGAGCGGAAGGTTCGGAGCTTCCAATCGCGGTTGCCGATGATGCCCGGCCCAAGTTCGGCAATGCCGGCTTGCTGGAGGAGCGCAATCGCCCGGCCCGACTTGTTCTCGATGCCCTGCCCGATCAAGGCCGGGTTCGGGCCGAAATTCTCGATCTCCGTCTTGACCTCGGCAATCGCCTCGTTGATCGAGCGAATGTCGGCCATCGTGCGGGCGTCGTCGAACTCGAAGCGACGGCCCGGCGCCACAACGAGGACGCCATCGGCGCGAACGGCCTCCTTGCGGGCCGTGTCCACGTCCATCACGGAACCCTCTTCCATGATGATGCGACGGGTGTTGATCAGGTGCGCCCGCTTGCTGACGAGCGCGTTCAGCTCGTCAATCAGCGTCTTGAGCAGCCGGAGGTAGCCGTAGCGGTCGCCATCATGGTCGACGTTGACCGAGCCCATGATGTAGCGGCAGGCGGTCTTGCCCGGCTGTTCAGATGTTGGCAGCTTCTCGTAGAACGGCGACTTGATGGACTTCAGCTTCTTGTCGCCGCAGTACCAGCAGGCGTGCCACTCGCCCTTGCGGATGTACCAGTGCTCGATGAGGAAGATGCGTCGCTCGCTGCTGTCCGTCCACTTCAGTTCGCGGTCGCGCTGCTGCCACGATTCAGCCCCGGTGCCGTAGGTGACGAGGCTGTCGATCTCGTCCTCCTGGTCGGGGAACATCTCCTTGGCAACATCAGCGTCTACCCACTTCGCAACGCCCATGTAGCGGGCATCCGAGAAGTCGTAGCGGAACGAGCGCGGGTCGTAGAAAAACGTGTCGTTGTCGACCTGGTTGAGGCTGATGTCCGGGTCACCCATGTCCCCTTCGATAAGGTCCATCTCGACGCCGAAGATGCCGTTGATCGCACCATCGCGCGCAGCACCGGCAGAGAGCGCGGACCAGTTGTTGGCGTCCAGCACATACCGAACAGCAGCGGTGATAATCTCCGCCCCTTCCTCGTGCTTCGGGGTGCGCGGATACGCCTTCGGGTCTTGCTTCAGGCGCTCGAGGAGGCCGACGACGCCATTGATCTTGCGGCTCGCCTTGTCGCGGATCGTCGCCGGCTGGCCGCGCCTCTGGAGTTCGGCAAGCTGGTCCTTGGTAAGCTGGTCGCCGTGGTAGTAGTGACGGTGAAGGCGCTGTTCCTCGATCTCGGCGTGCTTGGAGGAGAGGAAATCGGTGTACTGCTTGCGAAGCTCGGTGACGCTGGCGCCCTTGTCCTCTTCGGACGCGGGTCCGCCTCCGCTCGACACGCCACGGCCGGAGTCGCCGTAGCCTGACGGGGAGGATGCGACGCCAACGGCCATCAGAGAACCATCATGTTCGACTGGTCGCGCGGGGCGCGGGGCTTGTAGTCCGTGAACGCGGGCTTATCGCCAGCCTTCGGCCGCGTGCCGCTCACCATCTTGTCGAGCAACTGTCCGACGAGGCCCAGGGCGTCGACCTGGTCGTCATGCTTGCCGGCCGGGAAGTGCAGCAGTTCCGACCGAAGCTCTGCCAGCCACGGCGCATTGGCCGGGACGTACAGGCCGTTCATCGCCATGCGGCCCCGGATCGACTGAGCGCGGATCGCCTTGTCGCCTCGGGTCGGGAATGCCTCGCGGTGAACGAATGCCTGACGCTCGCGGGAGCGGCGGTCTAGGAGCGGGCCGACGCCCGACGCGATCTGGCCTTTTTCCTCGGCCCAGCCGATGGGCTTCCATTGCTTGACGAGATCAGCAAATGCCTCAACCCAGACATCAGACGACGCTTGCCGGCGCCAGAGGTCCAAAAGATACATTCGGTTGTCAGCGTCGAGCCCGACCACGACGTGCACGGTGTAGTCGCCGCCGTCAGCGGTAACGGCGTAGTCCGACCCGCCATAGACCTGCATCTCCGAGCGCGGGGGCAGCGTGTCGTACGTCTTGAGCCAGTCGGCCTTGAAGTAGTCGCCCTCTTCCGGCGCCGGGCGCTGCTGGTAAAGCGCGCTCCATGTGCGGGCAGGCGTGTCCTTCGCTAGGTCGAGAAGCTGCCCACCGTAACCATAGGCGTCGTCGGACCAGAGTGGCTCACCGGGCCGGCGTCCCAGCGGGTCGTTGTCCTCAGCCAAGGCCGGAAGGCTGAGCACATGCCAGTCGCCATGTTGGAGGGCTCGGCCGGCCAGGTCATCCTCGTGCCATCGGGTTTGAATGAGAACCTGACGAGCCCCAGGGACAAGGCGCGTTCGAAAGTCATTGATGTACCAGTCCCACGTCCTGTCACGGATCAGCTCCGAGTCCGCGTCCTGTCGCGAGCGCACCGGGTCGTCGATGATGCCGAGCTTGGCGCGGAAGCCCGCGATGCCGGTGTTGACTCCGGCCGCGTAGTATTCCGTCCCGTCGCTGAGAGCCCATCGCCCGGCCGCTTGGCTGTCAGGATCGGGCGTGACGCCAAGGACAAGCCGATGCTCGGCCACGAGGTTGCGAACCCGCCTGCCCCACTTCTCGGCCAGTTCGACCGTGTGCGAGGCTGCAAGCACGTTCCAGCGCTGCTGCATCACCCACGAGGCGAACAGGACGCTGCCGTAGGTGCTCTTGGCACTGCCCGGCGGCATGAAGACCGCGAGGTTCGGGTAGTCGCCCCTCGCGACGGCCTCAAGCGCCTCGATCAACAGGCGGTGATGGGCGGCAGGCTCGAACCCGCAAAGGCGGGCGTATTCAGTGAGGCTTCGCCGCGCTGTTCGTCGGCGTAGCAGCTCGACCGCCGCTTCCACTGGCGATAACGCTTGCGAGTTCGTCATCCGTCATTTCCGTGGCCGCCTTGAAGGCCTTGGCGTCGCCGGTCGAGAACTGTGGGGGCTTGCCGTAGCCGCGGTCGAGAACCGCATTGGCAGCCGCAACACGCGCCGCCTCGCTCTGCCCCGATCGCATCACAGACCGCAGCGTCTCGATTGCTTCGTCGGTCAGTTCGCGGGCGAGTTCGGAGAGGGAGCGCTTGGCTTCGGCAGGCGGCGGCTTTGAGCCGGGTTTGCGTCCAGCGCCAGGGCGGAAACCGCCTCGCTTCGATGCCATGTGATTTTCGCGGTTGATTTCGGCCCGGAATCAAAACGCCCGCAGCATGGGCCGCGGGCGCGAAGCGGGAGTCTTGTAGTGCTGACGGTTATCGGGCATCCGTCAGGGGGTGTCAAGGGGGTGTGTTAGTCCCGCGGCGGCGGCACGGGCAGCGGCTCGATCCGCATCCAATGCGTCGGCACGCCCCCGGCGGTGTAGTTACGCGTCCACCATGTGTCCGACCACCCAACCCCGGGCCAACCCGACAGCCCAATGAGCAATATCATCTCTCTCCCGTCCCTCGGCGCTGTCTCGATAGGCTGCCACTCGCTCATCCCGTCCTCCTCTGTCCCGCCAGAAACCGCCGATGCACGGCGTTGAGCGCAATCCTCAGATCCCCGACCATGTGTTGCAGATGGTGGCCGCGAACGAGAAACACGTCGAGGGCCGACATGAGCGGGGCGCGGTTTTCTGTGGATGCGGTCTGGATGCAATCGCAGACGGCGGACCAGCTCTCCCGGGCCATGCGGCAGAACTCGGCGTGACGATCGGGGTCGAACTGCCCTCCCCCCTCGGTGCGGCCTGTCTCCTGGTTGGGGGATTCGATCGCCCTGAGCCATGCCCCGCGCTTGCCGATCCACCACTCGGCTGCATCCCACTGCTCGCGGGAGATATCGCCCCGGAGGCACATGATGCCATGGAGGGTCCCAGCGTTGGGCCTGCCGGCGACGTTGAGGCTGACGACCTCCTCGGGCAATCCGGTGTGGCGCATGCGAGCGGCGATGGCGACGGACTGTGCCTCGCGTTGGGTCATCTCCTCGCGCTCCTTGGTGTGTAGGACGCGGCGGGAGAGGCGTCCGTTGGGCTCGCGGTGGCCGGGCTTGCGCTTCTTGCGGCTCATAGGGCCATCGTCTCCTGCTTGGGAGCGGGAGCGGGCTCGATGAAGAGGTCGGCCTGCTTGGAGGCTTCCTCAATTCGACGACAGGCGATGTCGAAATAGCGGGGCCTTGCGTTTACAGCGTATGTTGATAGGGTCGGAGCATGAGAACAGACCCAGTACAAATCACATGCGCTCACTGCGGATCGCAGGCCAAGATGCACTCCTACCGGCTCCGAAACGGGACCGGGAAATACTGCGGGCGAGCCTGCTACCTGGAAGCCAGATGGGGCGGCACGGGAGCCTGCAAGCAATGCGGCGCAAAGTGCACGACCCAGTTCTGCACACCGAGATGCCAGAAGGACTACTGGAACCTTCATGGTGCCAAAACGCACAGGCATCCGCGCAATTGGCGCCGTAAGCTGGCGCTGATCGAAGCGCTCGGTGGCAAGTGCCGAGAGTGCGGCTTCGCCGACGTGCGGGCGCTTGACATCAACCACATCGACCCATCGACCAAGGTACGGCCGAAGACCGGATACACTTGGGGCAGGCGCTTCCGTGATTGGGAGGCGAATGCCGGGAACCTTGAACTTCTTTGCGCTAATTGCCATCGGCTACATACCTGGCAGCAGCGCGGTTTCGGGCTTGGGATCGTCATGCCTGACGAAAAAGTCTAACTGCTTGGAAGCCTCCTCGATGCGCCTGCATGCGATTTGGAAGTAACGCTCTTCGATCTCAATGCCGATGAAGCGGCGGCCTAGCTTCACAGCGGCAACGCCAGTTGTGCCGCTCCCCATGAACGGATCGAGGATCGTGTCGGACGGCAGCGGCAGTTGGCTGATCGCCCACTCCATGACCTCGATCGGCTTCTGCGTCGGGTGTTCCTTGCCGTCCTGCTGCGCTTTCGCCCTCGAATAGCTTATGATACGGGCGGCTGCGTGCTTTGATGACCACGCCATCTCGCAGTCAGCCAGAGAAAACTCCCGCGAGCCCTTATCCCAGATAAGCCACTGCATCGACGGCGGGAGATAATCCGTGAAGTAGTTTCCGCCCCAGATAATTTGATGGTCGCTCACTTCCCGCATCGCATGCATCACGGATGCGGGGGGCCTGTCGCGGTCCCAGTTGCCGCCCTGAATGACGTCTTTGCCCCACTTTGACCTGACGGGATTTTCGTTTGCCCTGATCCCATAAGGCGGGTCTGTCACCACGGCATCGACCTTGCCCAGCGTCGGCAAAATGCTGCGGCAATCGCCCAGATACAGCGTCACCCGCCCGTCGAGCAGCGTCACAGGCTCAACCATGGTCGGCGTCCCTTTCCTGCCGTTTGGCCTCGTAGATCGCCATGCGGAGGGCATCCGTCTTCCGGATCGTCTCCCGCGAGATCAGCCCGCCGTTGCCGCCCTGCCCGTTCGTGCCGCTGTCGTCGTAGTTGATCGAGGCGACAAGGGCCTCGGCGTGACGGATCAGGTCGGTGAGCTGGTCCGCCATCAGTGCGCCACCCACTCGGCGGGGAAGTGCCAGCCCTGGCCGCGCGCCCCGTGCGAACCGGCCACGGCCGGCGGCGGCTTGCCCTTCTCGGCGCGCCAGCGTTCGGCCACCACAGGCCAGCGCTCGTCATCGTCGGGCACCCACAGGGTTGCGCTTCGCGCCGCCGGCCGTGCCTCAAGCAACGGCTCCCACGCCCGTTTTTCGATGAAGGTGGCGAGATGCTTGACCTTCGTCCCGTCCCGGCGCTGCGCTTCCTCGCCGAGCCATGCCGCGTAAAGCCGCAGCCCGTCGAGGCACGCCGCCTTGTCGGGCTCGCTGAGGATGCGCCACCCGGCGCACGCATCGGCCTTCGTCGCGTTCTTGGCCGCTATCGGCCGGTATACCTCCCACAGGGCCTCGAAGGCTTCCGGGTAGACGCGCCGGTCGAAGGCCGCCGGGATTTCGTCCGGGGTGCGCTCAGGTTCCGCCCTTGCCTTCGGCTCGGTTGCGATGGGCTCGCCATCGCCCCCCTCGCTCGTCGAGGGGGGGTTGTTGTTTCTTCCTTCCTCTCCCTCTTCCCTCCTTCCTCCTTCATCCTCCCTCTGGCGCGTTTGTTCGGAACTAGTTCCGGCCGTGTTCGGAACAACGTCGTCTTCATCGTCGTCAGAAGGCCGTCCAGTTCCGGCGCGCGGGCGCTTGCCGTCAGCATCAAAGCCCAAAAAGGTAATATCAGACGGCATTGGGTGGACCGCCTTAGGCCTCTTCGGGCGCTGCCAGCGGACGAAGTTCCGAACTGCCCCATAGTGTTTTCCCCCGGCGGCGAACCGCTGGATCATGCCGGACTGCTCAATTGCAGTGAGCGTGGCCTCGATTTCACCCGGCGTCAGGGCAGAGGCCGGTTTGAGCCGCATCTTGATCGTGACGGGCTTCCACTCGAAGACGCCGTTGTCGTCGGCCTCGTTGAGCAATCCGATGTAGAGCAGCCCCGCGGCGTCGGGCAGCGTGGCGAAGGCCTCGTCAGTCCACAGGCCGGGATGGATCGACCGTATGCGGCTCATTCTGACCTCGCTTTGGCCAGGCGCTCTTCGTGGCGCCGGATGCCGAACAGGATCGTGCTGTGGTGCCGATTGCCGAGAGCGCGCCCGATCATCGGCAGGCTGGCCGTCGTCTCCTGGCGGCATCGCCACATCGCTTCGTCGCGGGCGACACAAAGCCGCTCGTGCCGGCGGTCGCTCCGAAGGTCGAGAAGCGAAACCCCATGCGTCGCGGCGACCTCTTCGCAGATCGCGCGCATTGACTTCGGCTGGGGCGCCGGGGCTTCGTATGAGAACTCGACCCCGTAGGGCGAGACGATGACAGGCGGCATCGCTTCCATGCTTCCTCCCTTCGGCGTGTAGAAGGCGACGGCGGAGCGGGTCATCATGCGTGCGCCGCCTCCCGCTGCCGCCGGGTCTGGACGGGCTGATAGGCCAGCTGTGCGTGCCAGTCGCAGTACGACCGGCCCGGAGCCGCCTTGGCGCCGCAGTAGCCGAAGTCGGCATGCCGCGGGTCGCCGAGCGGGAAGCGGCAATCGCCGAACTTGAGGTCCATGAGCGACACCATGCGCGCGACGGGCGGCGTGGGCGGCTCGATGACGGGCGTCGGCGGCACCGGGACTTCGGACTGAAACCGAGAGCCGAAGCCGAGGCTGTAGTTGCGCTCGACCGGGCGCGGCGGCTTGCGGATGGTCTGCTTGTGCGACTTCGGGCGGTCAGCCTTGGGCGGCCTGCCCTGCCCCTGCCGGCCGATACGCGGCCGCTCGCCCCACTTCCCGCGGTGCGCCTTGCCGATGATGGCGTTGCGGGTCAGTCCGCCGCCGATGTCCGCAGCGATGTCCCGCGCCGACATGTGCCCGCCGCGCCAGAGAGCTTCGGCGCGGGTCAGGCGCTCTTCCGTCCAGCCGGTCATGCGTGCCTCCGGGCGAGCGCGGAACGGCCGGGCAGAGGGTCGCCGAACACGACGCCGGTCAGGTTGCGCGTGTCGGGCGGGATTTCCGCCAGCCGGGCCGCGAACGTGTCGTGGTCGACCTTCCCGGATCGGGCCTCGGCGTGCATATTGTGCCGGGCAGCCACGACGCCCGGATCGCCCTTCGCCTCACGCTTCTTCGCGGCGCACGCCTCGCGCCAAGTCGGGTCGAGCGCGCGGCGGATACCGTCCCCGCTTTTGCAGCCGCACTGCTTGGCGACCGTGTGCCAGTGCCACATGCCGCCGCGCGCCTCGGCAATGATGTGCCGCGCCTTGGCTACGGCTTCGGCCCTCTCGCTCTCCGAAAACTCAGACCACCTCCGCAGTTCCGTCACGCTGCCCTCCCCTGATGTTCCGGCATCCGCAGCGGCTCGCCGCAGTCGCGGCAGAGCGGCGTGATGCTCCACGGCTTCTCTAGGTGTTCCCAGCCCGCTTCCGCGTGTTCCTGGGTGCACGACGGGCAGACGGCGGAACCCCTGGCGAGACACGTCGCGATGCGCGAGCGGCGCGCGCTGACAGCGCTGTCGTCGGGCCACGCGCTCATGCTGCCACCGCCATGGCCACGGGGCGGGCGGGCTCGACCCGTCCGATGGCGCCCCACTCCCGAAGGATGCGCTCGACTTCCTCGGGGCTGGCAGCGACCGCGTAGGGCGCGCCGTTCAGTTCGCAGAACGTGCGAAACACCTTCTGCCGGTCGCTCAGCCTGCCGCCGGCCGCCTTCAACTCGAGGAAGCAGGCGACGCCGCGCGGCAGCACGATCACCATGTCCGCGACGCCAGGCCGAACGCCCATGGCCTTGAGCTTCGCCCCGGTGCGGGCCGATCGGCTCTCGCCATTGGGCACGGCGAACCAGATCACCCGATCCGCCGAATTGAACCGCAGCAGCGACACGGTGAATTTCTGCAGATCCAGCTCGGTCACGACCAATACCTCTCCTGATGTTCTTCGATGGGCGGTCGGCGTGCATCCCGGCGCTCGATGAGACGGACCATCAGGAGCGGCGGCACGGCGAGCAGCGTCAGCCAAAATTTACCGAGCACTTGACCTGCGATGAAGTCGAACGACCCGAACGCCAGCCAAAGGAACACGCCGCTATCAATGACGGCACCGGCAACCCCGGACGCAACCACAGCCGCGATCAGCCTCTTTCGATAGAGCGGCGCATACACAAGAAGGTCTGCCGTCTCCGACAGCAGAAAAGCGACGGTCGACGCGACGGCCAAAGCGGGGGGCGCGAAAAGAGCGGATAGCCCCCCTCCGATGAGGATCGCAGCGATGGCCCAGGCTGCGCCGAGATAGCGGTGAACGACATCCCGCAGCACGAGAGCCAGGCCGATCATCAGGACACCGCTCGGGGCCATCAGACCAAACCCCACGGGGATCAGGCACGGACCTTCCGGTATGCACTCGGTCCCTACGTTGCCGATCAGCCAGTTCGCCGCGGGCACGGTCAGGGCGAATGCCGCAAGCGCGAGATAACCAATCATGCTGCGAAAAGTCCTTGCTGCTCGGGTTTGATGAACCAACCGCCAGGGCACTGGACGCTATCGATGCGCCGGGCCATGCGCTCGGGGTCGGTGTTCGTGTCTTTGTAGTTGCGGGCGACGTTGACGCTATCGACGGAGGCGAACGGCCAGCGGTCGCCGCACATCGCCATGCCGCGCAGCATGTGAATGTCGGGCAGTCTGGGATGGCGGCGTGCGAGTGTGTCAAACGCCTCGTCAACCCGCCGACACCAGTCCGGCGAGCCAACTTGCCAGTACCGGCCAGAGCTGCCGAAGCAGATGCGCGGCCACTTGTCGGCCAGTTCTAGGAGCCAATCCGTCGAAAGCCCCAAATGCCAGACCGGGGCCGACCGCATGGGCGGGAACGGCCACCCAACCATCATGGCGCGCTGGTCGTCCACGCTGCCGTTGATCTTGTCTGGGATGACGGCCCAATGGGGGGCATGGAGGACAGGGTCAAGCCACTCGTGATAGCCGTGGATGTCGACCGCGTTGCCTTGCGTGAAAGCAGAGAATGCCCCGTTGTCCAACATCACGGACTGCCCGATGGACAGGCACGTCTTGAGATCGTTCGGGGCTGCGAACGACACACAGAAGTGCTTTCCGGCCATGGTCATCAGGGCCGGTCGTGGCGTCAGGGGCGTCCCGTGGTAGTGGATCGTCACTCCCGTTCCTCCCTCACCCACGACGCAGGGATGACGCCCCTCGTCCGGCATTCGGCAATCGCGTCGCTGTAAGACTGGTAGCCGTCCCTCACCCGCTCACGGCACTTGCCAGAGTCAGAGCAGCGCAGAGGGCTCACGCACTCGGGGGCGATGCAGTCCATGGGGGTGGGGACACTCACGGCTCGTCACCCTCCAGGGCTTCGGGACGCATGGGAATGGGTGCCGGCGCTTCCTTGGCAGCGGGAGCCGGCGTCGCTGTGGTAGGCCCCAGGGCGGGCTCCAAGCTCTTGTTCGGTGCAATTTCCTCAATGATTTCTACGCGGGCGCGTGCGGGTGCGAGGCTGCCCTCGTAGGCGGCGAGATACAGGCCGAAAATCGCATCGGCCTCGGCCATCTCCTGAGCGCCCCGCTTCTCGCGCTTGCGGATGTAGGCGACGACCTCGCCGAGGCGTGTCTTGTCGAGCCCGTTCGACTTGGCCTCGGCGTAGACTTCCTTCACGTCCTCGCCGATGGCGTCCTGTTCGCTCTTGAGGCGAAGGATGCGCTCGATGATGCTACGGACCTGGCCGGCGGCTACGGCGTCGCTCATGCGTCAATCCCCCCATATGCGGGGAAACCCGCCGTTGCGTAGGGTCGCGCCTCAACCAGACATCCGTTGCCGGCTAACCCGGAGTCCACTGACATTGGAGGGAAAAACGACCGTTCCGCCGACACAACAAGGTTGGGGGGAACATGCCGAACATCATCACGCCGCCGGCCGGGCTGATCCGGCCGACGCTTCTGAACCTGTACGGGATACCGGAGGTGTTCGCCGACGGGGGCATATGCACGTCGGGCGACGTGCTGTCCGAGACCGTACTGTACCGGCGTTACGGCTCCGAGCGGCACGCCATCATGCGGATCATCGTGCCGAGGCAGAGCAGCCCGGAGGACGGACACGACGTGTCCATCATCCGGGCTTACCTCGACGCGATGGGGGTTGGGCCGAGACACTAGGCGGCCTCGTCCAAGTTCATCAGATCCACGATCGGAATGCCGGTCACCTTGGACACGATGGGGAGCAGCCGGTCGTCAGGCCGGCGCTTCTCGTTCTCCCAGCGCCAGATGGTCTGACGGCTGACGCTGAGCCGCATGGCAAGGTCGCCGACGGTCAGGCTGTGCTTTTCGCGAAAAGCGGTGATCGGGTGTTTCATGGTGGCGCATGTTGCCGCGTCGGTAACAGGATTGCAAGCGAAATCGGTTGCCGAACGGGTAACAGACTGTAACGGATTGATGCGGCTAGGATTCCGGCATGGCAACGCGCATCCGCCGGCACGCTCGACCGCACCTCTACCTAGAGGAATGGATCGCGTTCCGTGGGCTGAACCCGGCGACGCTCGCCGGGCGGATGGAGATGGACCGCACCACGGTCTGGCGGTGGGTGAAGGAACAACACCGCCTCAATCCTGAGAAAATGGCGCATTTGGCCGACGCTCTCGACGTTGAAACGGAAGAGCTGTTCCGGCCGCCGCCCCGTCGAAGCATCGACTCGATGCTCAAGGACCAGTCCGACGATATCCAGGCGATGGCCGCCGATATCGTCAGCCGCCTGATCAAGCGCGCATCCTAGCCGATTCTGCAACCTAACCCGTTGATCGGGAACGGCTATGCATTTTGTTGCCGAAACGGTAACGATTTGACTTGAAGTATGTTGCCGCTGTGGTAACGTAGGCCATCGAACACGAGGGCCTGACATGACCACCGCCACCACCACCGAGAAGTTCGAGATCGTCTGCATCGCCCGCCACGGCGGCAACATGGAGATGACCGAGGGCGAGGACTTCGCCGCCAAGGTCACCTACCTCGCCCACACCCCCGGCGAGGTCTACGACCCGCGCAAGGGCGTCAAGCAGGAGCGTCTGTTCTTCGTCCCCGGCTATCGGGGCAACGGCTGGAATTAGGGCTTAGCCGCGCGGCTAACCCGAGCCGGCCGGGGCGCGGGAAGAAATACCGGCCACTTCCCTACCGAACACGAGGGCCTGACATGACCACACCCCCCTTCCACGGCCGCACCGAGCAGCACACCGACGCCGAGCTTCGGGCTGACATCGCCCTGTGCCGCAAGGTGCTGGCGGACGGCTACGTCAACGGCTTTCCGCTCGACAGCGAAACCGAGGTCGAGTGGCGCGACTGGCTC